GAAAGAAGCGCCTCCTGCGCCGCGGCCTCGTCCCTGTCAGCTGCTCGAGAAGAAGACAGCGGCCCTCCGCTGCCATCTTCCGCCTGAGGCAGAGCGCGCAGGGCGCCGGCCTGTCTGCGGACGAGCTCAGCCTCGGCCGCCGTGGTGGGAAGCCCGGCCCCGCCGTCCCCGCTTCCCGATCCCGAGGCGTACCAGGCGGCAGCTCCGGAAACGAGGAGGGCGAGAGCGGTGAGACAGACCCGGCGGCGGACGGCGGATCTTCCGGAGCCCCTGCCCCGGCTTTCCTCTTCCTGGTTTTCAGCGTCTCCATCATCGTCTTCTTCCTCCTCTGGCGCGGGCTCCGCCTCTTCTTCACGGACGGACGCTGCCCCCTCAGGGAACGCGCCGTCTTCCGGGCCGTTTTTATTAATATTGTTATAATAATGAACGTTTTCTTTTTCGGAATATGGCACATCCTGCCGGCTCCCGAGAAGACGTCCGAGGGCCGCCACGGCGGCTGAGCCCTCATTCTCCTCTTCCGCGATATCCTGATCCGCCTCGCCGGGATCCCCTTCAAGCGCGAGATCAGGAGCGGGATCGGAATCCGGGGAAGCAGCGGCTCCTGCCGGTTCCGCATCCCTGACGCCTGCGAAGACGTCAGGCTCTTCCGCCGCGTCCGTGGCAGGCGCGTCCGGATCTCCTCCGGATCCGGCCGCCTTCTGCTTTACCGGGGTGCCTGTATTTCCGTCACCCTCTTCCGGTCCGCCGAAGAGATACAGCGCCGCCTCCTCCTCAGCGGAAACCGCAGGCTCCCCGGCCGGGGAGACCGGAGCCGCTCCGGCTGCCCGCGGCGCGGGAGGCGTTTCCTTCAGGGGCACGGTTTCCCTGAGCCAGGTGAAGCCGCCGTCCAGGAGGCTGTCTTCCCCGGAAACGGCACGCTCATCCTCCCTGTTTTCTGCCATACAGTTCCCTCACTCTCCCGCGCGCCGGGCGCGGGGATAGGTGTTTTCGCTGCCACGATCCGGAACGGCGGGGGCGGCAGCCCTCCCCTGTTCACGCTGACGCGCGTAGGCCTGTTCCCGTTCTATTTCCGCCTCATTCCCGCTCCGTCCCGTCCCTGTGCCGGATCGTTCCCGGACCTCAAGGAGCAGCAGCCCCATTTCGGTGCCTGATTTGAGGATGACAGTGGGCGGCATCCCGAAATTCTGCTCCAGAAGGCCCGCTGCGCGTCTGCCCACGCGGGCGCCGCCGAGCCACAGCTGATCCCCGAGGTCGTAGCGCGGGTAGCGCTCCGAGCTCCCGTAAATGGAGATTGTCTTTTAAATAAATTCAACAACTTATAGTAATTTCTGCACCATAACTCTGGTGCAGGCCGGAAAAGGCCGCCGCAGAGAGCCCCGAAAGATAGTTCCTTTCGGGGCTTTTCTTGTCTACTTGTCTGCGTCAAGCATTGCCTGCACGGCCGCTCTCCAGCGGCTGGGAACCTCATCAATGGTCATGCGTCCGGTCTTGATCATACGATAATAAATTTTAGCCATTTTTTGCCTCCAGTTTGGCAATACGCTGTTCAAGTTCAGCCGCATAGGCGGCAAGGTCGAGGGCGGCCGCGTCCGATTCTTCTTTGTCAGAGGCGGATGCCATGCCCAGCTCAGCCACAGCGGCTTCAAGGTCGGGCACTCTGGCCGCCTCTGCCTCAGCCTCTTTACGCCGTTCTTTTTCCGCAGCTTTTTCTTCTGCTGTCTGCTCCGGGCGCGTCAGCGATGCACCGTCAGGAAGCGGCCCCAGTTCCTTCATCTCCATGGGGGAGCTGTTGTACGGTGCCCCTTTCGGCCAATACTGAGCTCCCCGGTGATCTTCGACTTCGGTCCACCCGGACCCGTTCCAGACAGCAATGTAGCCGGTGCGTTTTGCCGGGGGCGTCGTAAATGTGGCGTTAGCCGGGAGGAGGTACACTTCACGCCCTTCGATCCGAGACCTTACGGGGTCAGGGAAACAGAGTACCGGTTCAAGGAACTCATGCGTGGTGGGTGAATACATGTATGCTTGCATAAGATCTCCTATTCGTAGCGGATGCAGGGGAGAAGACAGAGGGCGGGCGGCTGAACGGTAGTAGACTTGCCGTAAATAGAAGACGCAATGGAAGCATCAAACACTATATCTCTAGCCGCCGGGCCAGATGTCTCAGATGTAGCGGCACCGTAATTTATAAATTTCCATTGCAATACACCGTTGCCTTTGGCATTATCCATTCTGCTAATACCTTGAAGTTCGCCTTGTATATTAGGAAGTCCTGCGTCAAGGACTGTACCTACAGACGTAGAGCCCCACGGGGCCTTGCCCATCAGGTTGGGCAGTCGGAATACTGTTGGATCTCTGTATTCCGGGTTTTCTAAGTCTGGGTCTGTACTTGTTAATCGTGGCGTAAAAGTCTTCCCAATTGCGGCGAATAGAGCGACGTAATCAGATGTGCCCACGGCAGCGCCATTGCATACCAGCCACCCTTCCGGAGGCGTGGACATAGCGAACCAGCGGATCTCGCCGATGACAGCGCCGCGCCGCAATGTGTTATCTGTGCTGTCGAGGGCATCACACTTGGTTTTAAGTGCGGCCATCACTGACCGGATAGCGTTGTTCATGTTTTTGGCCGGGCAATGCTCGGCGATATTGATTCCGTCAACCGTGGTATTTTCGTCGGCGGTTGCCGACCAGTCGGATACCGCCATGGCTACTGCTCCCTGATGGTGATGACAGGCTCGTCGGGCCACGGAACCGTGCTATCCGTCCAGGGGAAGCCGGCCTGCTCTGGCAGATCCCGCAGAGCTTTGCGGTATGCCCTGACGGCCGCCATGGATGCCTCCGTCAGCTCTGGGTAGTCCGGCTGGAGCAGATAGTCTGTGGCCGCAAGTCTCATGCTGCGCATAGCTCTTACCCGCTTGCCCGTCTCTTCTGGGGACAGGTAGGCTTCTTTTCTGGCTGCCTCCTCGGCTTTTACTGCTTTGTCCCGCGTCTCCCAAAACTGGACATAGGGACCGACTTTGGCATCATAGTCTCCTGATCCTATCTCTGTGCGCGTTCCGTCCTTCCATTCAATGGCGCCTTTCCCGCCGTGCCACTGGAGCGCGTGCATAGCCTCATGCCCGGCTACGGGCACCCATTTGAAGGTATACGCCGTCCCGTCCACGGCGATGAGCTCATCTTCCGGAATGACAGTCACATCATCTCTCATTGCTACTCCTCCTTGTGCCCGGTCAGGGCCATAGTCCTGGCGTGGTCAGCGTGTACGAGGCGGGGTTTCCCGCTCGCCAAAGTGTAGAACTGTTCCCGCAGGGCGCGGCCCTCTTCGATGTTTTCACACCTGGCGGCGCTCACCTCAGCTCCCACCTTGGAGACTTCCCCGGCAAGCATGCCGGTGACGTTCGCCTGCTCCAGAAGAAGCATCGGAGTGAGCGTGAAAGCGCACCCCTCAAAGGACGACTGAACGTTATCCTTGCTTCCGCTGTAACTCATCCAGAGCTCACACCCGCCGTTTTTGTTGTGCTCGGGGCACTCCTCAAAATTCTTAAAAGGGCATCCAGCCATCACACTCTCTCCGCTAAAATAGTATCAAGATAGTTCACATTGAAGTCTATGCTATGGGCATGGGCGTTATTCCATGTCCCGTGCCCATGGGAACCATTGCCGCCGCTCCAGCCTACGGCATCCCCGTAGTAGCTGCCGGAGCCGTTCTGCCCACCATAACGGGCCACGGCCCACGCGTCCCAGCCGCCGCCGCCAGCGTCAACAAAAAGTTCCCAGAGGCCGTGAGTGTGGGACGGGATTTGCGCGAGAGAAAGCGTCGTCTCATAAACGCCCATGGATATACTATTGCTTGTGGTTCCCCTTCCCGCCGTAAAACATTCCGTGAATGTTCTTCCTGTTGTTCTGTTCCCGGGCGTTCCGGAAGTCAGCCGCAGTGCGCAGTTGTCATAATCGGTAATTTTCTTCCATCCGGAGGGAGCGGCCTTCTGCTGGAAGAACATGCGGCACCCGGAAGGGAAATATTTATCAAAGTTGGTTTGTGCGCTGGATACGGCCGCCGCAATATCAGCGGTGACATCCTCACGGTATGCCGCAATATCCGCCATGAGCTGGCGGATAGCGTTGTTGACATTGGAGGGCAGGCATCCTTCAGCAACATTAATGCCACTGATAGACGTGTTGTTGTCGGCCGTTGTGCTGTAATCGGATATTGGCATTTTACTTCTCCTTCTTCTTCTTGCCTTGCCGCATATACCCGAGAAGTCC